TTCCGCTCTTGCGAGCGGATATCGATGCCGGCAACTTTGAGCAAACGAGAGGTCATGTACTCATGGACCCCTAATTGGACAAAGATATTGCCATATGGTTCGATTGCTATAGTTCTAAAGGTACGCTCATCCTTCGGGACGAACGTTAATCTGCAGCTTGCGACGTCTTTCCACGGTAACCTAACCGTCTTGTTGCCCCAGTCAACTTCGCCATGAAGCCGGATCAAATTCTGATCCTGCAACGCGGCGTAGTTAGCATAAGGCAGACAGCTAGAAGACACCGACCAGGAGCCACTCTCAAATTTGTAGTAAGGAGTGGTCCGGGCCGAATCCGTGGAACAAAACGTCATACCAGGACCAAAGCGTGCACACGACAAAGCCTTAGGAAGGGCTGAGTCGATAGGACCTAAAACCTGATCGACAAGGACCCGGGCACGAGTGAGGAGAATCCTCATTGTCTCCGGTTCCCGATCAGGGTAGGCCCAGTAGTGGTCAAGCTTCCGGGTGTAAATCCGGCAAAGTTTCTCAGAAATCGAGAACTTACTCATTGCGTTGCATCTCCTCTCAGAATCTCCACCCCCGAAAGGGTAGGGAACCTTAAGAATGAGAGCAAAGCACTGTGTGACCGCGTAGTACTCGCTTGGACACTCGTACAACTGTGGAGTGTCATAACGTTCAGCTAGATTTCGAATGGTACTCAAGTTCCGGGCACGCAATGCGCCCAGTAACGGAGTAATCAATCCGTTCGGCAATCTAGCCGCGTTCTCCTGGATAAACCTCCTCGCTACATCAATCGAGGTCAGACTCAGCTTCGGGTTCGGGGATACTTTCTTTCTCCTCGAGCTCTTGCTTGTATCTGACTGACGGTTGAGAGGATTCGAGCTTCTGCTCATTTACAATACTCCTAACGGGGTTATTGTTAAGCGACTGAGGCTTCACGACCATGTGGGTAAACAGTCCAAGAAAGACTGTAACCAACATTATAACGATCATGTACAGCAAGAGCCGGTCTTGGGACAAGTACGGACGTTCGTCCATAGTATATCCTTAGACCGGAATCGTGCCGGACGTGAGGTTATCGGTCATGAAATTGGTGTTGTCACGCAAAATTCCAACCAGATGATCCAGGGCATCAGAGGCGATAGAAACCTCTTGGTCCTGGGGAATCCGGATGGAACATTCGATGATGACATTGCCCGAACGGACAGTGCCATCAGCGTTGCGGTCCCCGAACACGGCTTTAATGCCAGTACGGAGAACACCTTTATCAGAGCCATCAGGAAGCTGACGGTTCCAGATGAGAACACGGGGTTCCTTCGCAGTATGCGAGGGAGCGTTATAAACAACCCGGTCTCGTTCGACAGACGCCTTCACAAGCGCGACGGTCGTGGCACCAGAAACGGTACCACC